TGCTTTGCCTTTACATACTAAAATTTTTTCTAAAAGACTTTTCTTATACAACTTTTTCTACTTGACTAAAGTAAGCCCAATATTGGTCACCATTCTCGGTTTCGTAATCTATTGATCCTGAATAGTCAAGTGCAGTATCATATTCTTTTACTTGCATACCTGCTTCGCCAGCAGGATCATCTGCTGTTGTAGCAATAGATATACCTTTGATTACTCCTTCTCTAGGAAGAATTGATCCTCTTTGGTTAACAGAAACATTATCGCCAATCTTAATTATCATAATACAACTTTCTCTTTAATCATTTTAATTTTCTTTGCATGGTTACCTGTTTTCTTATACCACTTATCGTAAACATCTTTTATAGTTTTAAATTTTCTTTTTGGTATAGATATGTGTACCATGTCAAGTTCACCCCAAACAGGTCCTGGTGAAGGAGTGACAGCAAATTCTATATGTACGTTCATTACGCAGCCTCCTTTACATCTATGATTGACATAGGCACACTATAAGATAAACCATTATTACTGTTAGTTACAGCACATCTAGTTTTCATAACTTTAGTTACAGTTCCTAACCAGTATTGCGTTCTACCAGCAACACCAACTTTAGAACCTACTGAAAGAGAGGACTTGATTTTCAAGGCGTCAGATTTTCTACGAGCCTTAAGTGAAGCAACAATGATGTTGCTGTAGTTAGGACCCCAATCAGGTTCAGTTTGAATAAATTTTAGTACGTCATTTAAAGTAGTCATAATATAGTCCTTTCGTATTATTGTTCTTGTGATTGTTTATCAGAATATAACTTGGTGATAATATTGTTATATTCTATATTAAGAGTATTATTCACATCAACATCACGGATTGATTTAATATATTCAATTCTTTCGTCAATGTTTTCACAGTTTGCAAACTCAGCAAACATTTCGTTTTTAGTAGGTATAGTCATAATGTGCCTTTCTTTTTTCATATATAAATATATCATATACGGATACCCCTTGAAAGTCAAGGATTATTCGGCATATATTGAAAATTAAAAGTGTTATTTTTCAATGATTTAACTAGGGTGCGACAATCCTGACCAACAATGTTCTGGGTTTGTTCGCATATGAAATGGAGATTTTATGGGATTTTTTAGTAAATTATGGTCTGGTTGGGGTAAGAGCGAAAACGTGTTACCACCAAAGGAAAAGAAAACAGTTAAGAAAAAAGTAGTTAAAAAGAAAAAGAAGACTACAAAGAAAAAAGGAAAAAAGTAAATGGGTGATTGTATTCATTGTGGTCATGGATGTCATTGTGGTCATGGCGGCTCATGTCAATCATGTGATTGTATGAATTGTGAACATGCAAGTGATACAGGTTGTTAGATGGCTAGAGGTTTAAGTATAAACAATAACTATTCTAGAGGACCTAAGAAAAGAACATCTATAGGTGACAGTTCTAGATCAAGACCTAAGAATAAACATAAGAGAAGACAGCACACTAGAAGTCGTGGTCAAGGGTAATGCCAGGTGTTGCACGAAATGGTGTTGACATCGCTGGTGGTGTTGCAATAGAAGGTAGTGGTAATGTCAATGCAAATGGATCAGGTGTAGTACGCATTGGTGACAAAGTTGCGTCTCATGGTGTTTCACCTCACTCACCTACGCCACCAATGGTAGGTGGTTCAACCACAGTATTCGCAAATGGTATAGGTGTATCTAGATCAGGTGACGCCGCTTCTTGTGGTCATACAATCTCAGGTTCTTCTAACGTAAATGCGGGATAACATGATAAATAGTTATCATGGCAATACTACAATCAGGTTATACAGACGCTTCTCGTACTAATGCAAGTTCTAGATCAACTAGACTTTATAGAGATATCGCATTATCATTTGAGACAAATGCAGCAACTAAAGATGTTATTGTCAAAAAAGACGTTGACGCTGTTAAACAATCTGTAAAAAATCTTATATTAACAAATCACTATGAGAGACCTTTTCATCCTGAAATAGGTTCTGGTATAACAAATCTTTTATTTGAACCACTAGATCCAATAACAGCAAATTCATTGTCTAGAGTTATAGGAGAAGTTATAACTAACTTTGAACCTAGAGCACAATTAGTATCTGTTGACGCAAGACCAAATCCAGATACAAACTCTTATGAGGTAACAATTGATTTTAGAGTAATCAATGTGCCTGGTGAATTAGTAAGTCTCACAACAATGTTAGAAAGAAGTAGATAGAATGGCAAAAAGATTAGAAGTAACAGATTTAGATTTTGAAAATATAAAAAATAATCTTAAAACATTTTTAAAACAACAAGATCAATTAACTGATTATGATTTTGAAGGTTCTACATTATCTACATTGTTAGATGTTCTAGCATATAACACACATTACAATGCTGTGTATGCAAACGTGCTTGCTAACGAAATGTTTTTAGATAGTGCTGATTTAAGAAACAGTATTGTATCACATGCCAAACATGTTGGGTATACACCAAGAAGTGCAACATCACCTGTTGCCTTTTTAAATGTTGTAGTCAATAACGCAACAGGTTCAACACTAACTGCTGCTCGTGGCACAACTTTTACAACGTCAGTGGATGGAACAACCTATAACTATATTGTAAAAGACGCTACAACAATTACACCAACTGATGGTGTTTATACATTTTCTAACTTACCTGTTTATGAAGGTACACTCGTTAATAATAAGTATACCGTAGATACTACAAATGCTGATCAAAGGTTTTTAATTAAGAATGCTTTATCAGATACCAATACTTTAAAAGTTACAGTACAAAATAGTTCAACTGATTCCACAACAAACACATATACTCTGGCAACTGATTTAGCAGATGTAAACTCATCATCTAAAGTTTATTATCTTGAAGGTGCTGAGGATTCACAGTACGAAGTTAAGTTTGGTGATGGTGTTCTTGGTGCAGCTTTATCAACAGGTAATATAGTTACCTTATCTTATATCGTAACAAGTGCTGAAGAAAGTAATGGTGCAAGTTCATTTAGTTTGTCTGGTAACATTGGTGGTTTTTCAGATGTAACAATTACTACGGCAACTAACTCAGCGAACGGTGCTCAACCAGAGACACCTGACAGTATTCGTTTTAATGCACCAAAACAATATGCTTCACAAAATAGAACAGTTACAACAAATGATTATGCAAGTAAAGTAAAACAAATTTATACTAATGCAAAATCTGTTTCTGTTTGGGGTGGTGAAGATAATGATACACCTGTTTATGGTCGTGTATATATTTCTATCAATCCTGTTGCAGGTGCAACATTAACAGAAGCAACTAAAACAGATATTATTACACAACTAAAAGATTTTAACGTTGCGAGTATTACACCAATCATACAAGATCCAGAAACAACATCTTTACAATTAAATGTAAATGTTAAGTATGACGCTAAGTCAACAACTAAAACTAGTGATAGTATTAAGGCTCTAGTAAATTCAGCGATAACAACATTCAATACAAATAATCTAGGACAGTTTGATGGTTTGTTTAGACACTCTAAATTTATTGAAACAATAAACAAAGTAGACACAGCAATACTATCTAATATTACAACAGTTAAAATGCATAAATCATTTACTGCTACAACTACAGGTGCGACAACTTACACAATAAAATACAACAACGCATTTTATAATCCACATAGTGAACATAATAAAAGTGGTGGTGGTATATTAACATCATCTGGATTTAAAATAAACGGTGATACAACCAATGAATACTTTTTAGATGAAGATGGTGCAGGTAACGTAAGACTATATTATCTTGTAGGTCAGGTAAGAACATATACAAATAATACTCAAGGTACAATCGACTATACTAACGGAACAATAACATTAAACTCTTTATTCATTACAGAGGTTTCAAACATAGACGGTGCAACATCAACAGGTGTAAGACTAACTGTTATACCTAATTCAGTTGATATTAAACCAGTAAGAAATCAAGTTCTTGAAATAGATGAGGGCAACACAACTGTAACTGTATCTGCTGATACATACGATACAACATCAGGTATAGGTTACACAACAGCAACAAGTTATGCTTCGTAATCTATGGCAAAGTTCACAAAGAAATTAAGTCCCTTAGTAAGTAGACAGTTTCCACAACACATTCAGGCTAACAATCCTCTACTAGTAGAGTTTGTAAAACAATATTATCGTTTTATGGATTCTGCTCAGATTACACTAGCAAGTGTAACCGCAAGTGATCAAATACTTTTAGAAACTTCAACAGAATCCTTTTTAGCATTAAATGCTACAGACGAAAAAGGCAATGATGAAAATGATTATATACTAAATGAAGAAGGTTCAGTAGGTGAGTTTACAAAGGGCGAAACTATTACAGGTGTTACATCAGGTGAGACAGCAGTAATACTTGCTGAAGATACTGATAATTTAAAATTATATATATCTTCAAATACAAAGTTTGTAACAGGAGAGACAGTTACAGGTGGCACGTCAGGTGCTCAAGGTGTGATATCAAAGTATAGGGCAAACCCTAACGAAAGTATATCACAACTCCTTGAGTATGCTGATGTGAACGATACACTAGATGATTTCTTTTTACAATTCAGAAATACATTCTTACAAACAATACCAAATGACTTAACAAGTGGTCTAGATAAAAGACAACTTACAAAAAATATTTTATCTTTGTATAAAAGAAAAGGTACAAGAAAAGGTCATGAGATATTTTTCCGTGCATTGTTTAACGAGACACCAGACATATACTATCCTACTGTGGATATGCTTCGTATATCTGATGGAAACTTTGCAACAGAAAAAATTTTAAAGGTAACTTTAGTCTCACCATCAAATGGTGATATGTCTAAACTCACTGGACAGACAATTACACAAGCAAACATTGCAGGTAATACCACAGTTAATCTTGCAAGTGCTGTTGTAGAAACAGCAACGGTGGCAAAAATAACTTTAGGTGATGTTCAAAAAGATGTTGCGACATTAGTATTAAATAAAAATTCTATTACTGGTACTTTTCAAAATAGTCTTGGTCATTCTATCATAGATGAAACAGATGGTGATGATATTATAGATGAAGATGGTAATAAAATTTTACAACAAACTTTTTCTACAATTACTGGTACAGCAAATGATGATGAAGATGTTACTCTTACTTGTAATATCGAAAGTGTAGCAGATGATGTTATTGTCACTACGTCAGATAGAGGAAGATATTATACAGTAGGCGAAACTGTTCCCATAGATAATCAAAGTGGTGGTGTTGGTTTAACACCGCAGATAGAAGATATATCATATGGTGATATAGAAAGTATTATTGTAGAAACTGGAGGTTCAGGTTATGCTGCAGGTGAAGCATTAAATGTCACAAACCCTACTCATGGTACAGGTCTTGTAGGCGAGGTTGCCGTTGTCAATGGTGGATTTACTTTAGAACAAGATAGTTTAGAAGATGGAGTTATAGCATTAGAAGAAAATATTAGTGAACAGTTAGTTATGGAACCTGCAACAAATTCAAATACAAATGATGTTACTAAAATTAAAATAACAAATAAAGGTGGTGGGTATCTTTCATTACCTACTGTTGGTATAACTTCAAGTTCAGGTTCAGGTGTTGCCTTATTTCCTGTATCAAGTAATATTGGTAATGTGTTAGATGTAAGAGTTCTTGATCATGGATTTAGATATGAACAAGGACCATTATTAAATCCTAAATTACATATGCAGGTTGATACACTATCAGGAACGTTTACTACAGGCGAAACTGTATCTGCAACAAATGAAGATAATATACAATTAGAAAGTTTTGTTGAAAATGATTTTCCTTTAGTATTAGAAGATTTTAGAAATTCTGTTTTTAGATTAGAAGATGATAAAGGTGGAATAGAATTGGAAGATGATACTAGAGGTATAATAGAATTTGAAAATAATACAGACCCAGCTGTTCGTAGAGGAAATCAAATTAGTTTTATTAGGTCTGAATCAAATGAACGTTTTATTGGAACTGAACTAGTTAATTCAGATGAGGTAAATTATCTTATTGTTACACACAATGGTTCTACTGAAAGTAGATTACAAGATGAAACAACTAATACTGTATCAGCAACCGTAGAGAGTTTTGATGGTGATACAAACATATTAACAGTCACAGGACCAACAGGTACCTTTGATGATAAAGTCACATTAACTGGTGCGAGTTCAAGTAATACAGCGAGAGTAAGAAATGCTGATCAAGCAAGTATGACAACTACAGCAGGAACAGTAATTGAAACTGATGGTGCATATACTGGAGTTAAAGGACAAGTTTCTGAAACAACTAAAAAGATACAAGACAGTTTATACTATCAAGATTATTCATATGTCGTAAAAGTAGGTGAATCAATTTCAGACTGGAGAGAGTTTCTTAAAGCCTCTGTTCATCCTGCAGGTTTCTATGTTGCAGGTGAAGTTAGTATTGCTTCAAGACTTGACAATAAATTAAAATCAGGTAGAACAATTACAGCAGGTATTGAACAAGATGAAATTATTGAAGCATTTAGAATTATCTTTGGTGAGAAGGTAGGTAGACGATTAGGTACAACAACTGATGGTACTTCACTTCGTAGTAATCCTTTATTGGGTATAGAGAGAGACGCTTCATTTGCCTCTGCTACTAGAGATGTTACATTAAGTCAAGACATTACTATACAAACAGGTGATAATAGAGAAACAAGTTTTAGAACAACTAACGTAAATCAAGGGTTTATCTATGCAGGTGCAAGAATGGATACGATAGGTAGATTTATCTTTAGTGCATTTAGTCATGTGCCAGATAGATTTTTATTAGATGGAACAGATGGTTCATCTACAAACGCAGGCGATAGTTTATTATTAGAAGATGGTGGTGAGATCAGACGAGAACCTGCAAGTGATACTATGGATTCAGACGCAGCTGGAATAACCCGAATAAATACTATTAGATTAACAGGAACAAACGACACTTCACTTGACGGTGAGTTAAATGTACTAGGTGACTTTAATACAAAGATTGGTACAAGATATGCTATACCAGCTCAAATTAGAACCTCATAATGATAAGTAAAGTGTATAAATAGTTTCAGGAGTAAACATGCCAGCAATTATAA